AAGCAGTGGTATCAACGCAGAGTACTCACGTTCTTTAGATTAAGAAGAGACCGAGATTCAAAGTCGAGCCAGAGACGCTTCATTCAGCTTCCTCTGAGTGCTTCTTTTCAATCTGTAGATACCAATCTCCCCCATCTTGGAAATAGTGTATAGTCTGGCCTAATTTCGGTCGAGCCACACTCATCTCTGCGTTTCCGAATCCCATAGTTTCGGCGCTCTTATACACATCTACTTTCTTTCGAGGTTCACCGTCAGAAAGATGCTCCACCAACCAATCCATACACTGTTTGTAAAGAGGGACATATGCTTCCTTGTCGGGAGTCTTGAGAGAAGCGTCTGCGTTTGCGTGCGTCACATCTCCGAATTTGATCTTGCCAACAGAGATGAACTGGCCGTTTATCTCGACCTCTTCAGAAACTATTTGGTATTCCAGCCCGCCTGTATTTGGGGCTATGTTCGCCTTGAGTGGCGTCATCTCCATCTTTCCAGTCAACTTATTCTCGCCAAAAGACCATGCGACCCGGACGGCACCAACCATTCCCATCGCACCACCGACACGCTGAAGTACTATCAGCGGTATTCGACTTATTGTAATGCGTCACGAGGATTATAGCAACCCCAAACTTCTCTGCGATCTTCGCCAACGGAGACAATCCCATACGAACTTCTTGCTCACGATTTCCACTCAACTTTCCTAAGTGATTCATGATCGGATCAATAATTACGACTTTTACATCCGGGTTAGATTCCAATAGTGATTGAAGCGCAGCAAGATCAGTATCTAAGGTGAACTCCTTTGGACCCTTGTCCGTCAACACGGATTGTAGAATCATGACTTTTTCTTTGTCGGCCCCCGCCGCCATCAATCGAGGAACCAGAGTATCTGATGCCGCATCTTCTGAAGAGACTATTACAACCTCAACAGGTGGGTTTGTATTCTTACAGTCGTGCCACCCACAACCCTTCGAAGCGCAGGCAGAAATATACATCGTAGCCATACCCTTGCCTACGCCGGGATGTCCCGCAAACAGAGTCAACTTTCCAAAAGGAATCCGATCCTGCCACAACCAAGTTAAAACCTCTGGAGCGATATTGCTAGAACGCTTGAGAGTAATCTTTGAAGTCGTCTTAGATTCAGGTTGAATGACACTAGGAAGATTCGTCTGAAAGAAAAACTTCTTGCCCGAAATAGATTCCAGATGATCCCTAAAAGCTCTCCAATCTTTATCCTGGCAATGAGAGTGAAAGCACTTGAATCCATACCCACCATCGTCATTGACGAATACTGCGACTTCCCCGTTATTATGTTCCTCGTTGAACGGACATGGGACGATGATAAACTTGTAACCGTTCTTCTCCCTGTGCATGACCTTGTGAGCGATTCCATACCAATCGAGAAATTCTTCCATCTTCTCGGGTCCATCTGTCGTCGCAATACGCTCAGCGGCTTTCGCTTTGATAATGATCGACGATTTCTTTGTCTCTTTAGGTGTGGGTTTCAACGCAGATAATTGCATCAAAGTGACGGGCACAATTTCATCTGGTAGGTTGAGGATACAGGAGTGACGATGTGGTCGATCCACAGTGTTTGGGCCTTTTGACGCCATCGAACCATACGCCTTTGTAATTCTTGACGGATTGTAAACGACGGTGTCTACGTGCACCCGAGTAGTGTCGAACTTTTCGGCGAGATGCTGTAACGCTTCCTGTACTGTTACAGTCAACTCATCTGTTGAGGGCATGCCTCCCAGATTATAGAGTAGGTGATATCCGTTACCTGAATCGGCAATGATAGGTTGGGGCCAACCCTTGTCCTGTAGATAGCATTCGACTTTCTGAGCGACGACGAATGCTTCTGATTTCTCCGATTCTGTGGATGAGACTGTTTGTTGAATTAACTCTGTGCCATTCTCATCTACCCTCAGCGGGTCGCAATCGATCAACAGCCAATTTCGGGTGACAATCTCGTCATCCTTGCAACCGTGACCTCCGACGATGGTTTTGTCTTTCTGTGATTTTTCATATAATTCGGGCGGAACAGAGTTTAGGGTGTAATAGACGGCAGGGACTTTACCCGAGTAGTCTGTGATAGCCTGTATCAACTTCTCTTGATCTTGAAAGAATCCAATGATTGTCCCCTGGGAACTCTTAGGAATTCGAAGTTCTACGATTGACCCCTCGGGGAACAACGCCTGAACTCCTTTACGAATCTCTTCTGTGACCATGTAATTATACCCTTCTGGAAATCACCTTTTAGAATCCGTCACTTAAAAATTATGCGAGCGATTCCAAGATTCCCTTTTGTAGATTCCAAGATTCAATAGATTCATATGTATTATCTGTATGTGTGTTTCAGAATATGTACATACTGAGGAATCTATATGCTGCTATTACATATACTGTAACAGCATATAATGTAACAGCGTATACATATACAGAACTTTTTCAACGACTTACAAAGAATTTCAACGACTTAAAGAAAAAGGGAGCCTTTCGACTCCCTGATTTCTGGGTTAGACTGTTTCGACGAACTCTGACCTCAACGGAGCCACCGTGTCAATCACAAGATTGGCGAACGTCTTGCCAACGTTGTTGCCTGTTCCCTCTTTATGGGCAATTGCGGCCCTGAACTTCACTCCGATCAATTCCTCAGGGTCGAAAGACTTCCCGACATTGATTTTCAGACGTTTGAGGAACCGCACAAGAGTGGCCTTGGTAGCAGTGATATCAGGAGAGACATTTAGGGACACGTACAGGTTACTGCCGTCCTTCTCAGCCTTCTGGTCGGACACCAGAATCTTGATAGCGAACTTCTGCTTTTCACCATACTGGGTTTCGAATGTTTTCAATTTCCCGATCTCGACGATTTCCAACTTGTGTTGATCTTCAGATGGGAGTTCATAGACTTTCTGTTCAATGATCATTTTTGTCCTTTCGGTATACAAGTGGGCGCATTGTTCTGCTCACAACTCTAGATTACCAAAGTCACGCCACTATGTCAAGTGAAAAATTTGGAGGGAAGGGCGGGAGTCGAACCCGCTAAAAGCACGAGCCACAGTCGTGTGCCTCACCGTTTGGCTTCCGACCCAAATTCAATATATCAGTACAGAATGGTCTTGTCAAGAGGAAATCGGGCACATCTGAAAGAAAACGCTTGACAAGCCCCTATTACTTTGGTAATCTGAGACTGTGGGAAAACTTAAGGGGGAAATTCGTTCGGTCAACCAAAAGGCGATTAAGGCTTTTGAATCCGTCATGCGGGCTTATTTGGAGCTTCAATCCGCAGGCAGTCCTCCCTTTAAAGATTTCAAAATGGATGTGGAAAGAGTATTGAAAACAAAAAGGATACGAGAGTTACCTTGGGTCCCCGTGCCTGCTATAGTCGCTCAAGAGTTCTATGGTAACTTGTTCATAATACGGGGGATATATCCTCTTCATGGGGAGGGGAGCTATTTTCGGAACTATCCTCGCTCTATTAAAACATCAAGATCAGCGAGCTTTATCGGGTGGGCGGAACAAGCCACCATGACGGATATCGCTCCAGTACTTCTCATGGAACCTTGCACAGAGGGATGGCTTATGGCTCACGATGTTACGCATGTCGATTTTGATGGTCTCAATTTACATTATGAGCAGCATCGGGCTTCTGGTGCATCTAAACAGGGATACGCTTACTTCATGTATGACCCTGACAAGAAACAGATTAAAATAGGGTTCTCGGATGATCCTGAACGGCGTTTGAAAGGTCTTAAAACGGGGTGCCCTGATATCCGTCTATTGCTGAAAATATACACAAATGACATGGAGGCTGCGGAGAACTATTATCATACTTTGTTCGCTGAAGGGCGCAGGGAAGACTCAGAATGGTTCTTTCCATACAAGAGTTTGGTGGATTTTCTTGAAACACGGGATGTAAAAATCTAGGAAAGGGAGTGATGGCTCGCAAGACACGTAAGCGTATGATTACAGGGAAGTTATATGACCCTGAAACGCAAGAATATTGGAACCGACTGCTTGCCCAAGAGGGACTCTCTTTATCCCAAGGTCTCGATCCGAGGTTGGGATATGTGGGGGATAGCTCCCACGTAGAGGTGATATTGGGCAGGAGAGACGTACGGGATATCATGGGGGGTGTACGAAAATCTCCTCATTCCCCGTCGGAGTAGATCAAATATAGTGGGTTTGTTTTCAATAACATACAAACTATTTTTGGTTAAAGTCTCGTTTTGAGACCTCTCTGTTCAAATGAGTGGGGAGACCGAGTTTTTAGTTTGGTTCCGCCGCTTAGCCATTGTCGCCCAAAAGCTATCCAAGGGGCACACGTGGTCAAGTACCACATCAAAAAGCGGCACATTTTGAGTTGCGTGCTGAGATATTAACCCTCTGGGGTCTCGGAGTCTTAGTCAACTGACGAGAGATCGCTATCCTTTGGTTGACGGGAAGCGGTAGGCACTGCAAGGGACACGTTGACTGGCCGATAGGCCTACAGTAAATCGTGTCCAAATTTCTAAGAGGTTTGTGTACGGGTGATGCCGACACGACGTAGCCGGATACGCTTATGCGGTGGTGTGGTCTCGCACTTATCGAAGTCGCTTTGGCGGCTAGAGCAATTATTGATAGTGGTGGGAACTTAGCGGAACCCATCTGGGTGCACGGAGATGCTCACGACGATTCCCAATTAAGATCGTCAAATATTGAGAAACGCCGGGTGATCCTCCTCCCGTGACCAAAAGTCACGCACCCGGTGATATATGCTACCGCCCGGTAGCGAACGAACGGCCCGATTCCCACATCGGGCCGTTTTGAATTTTGGAGACCTATGCGGTGTCCTCGGTGTGGTAGATTGTTAGACAAGCCGCATCCGACTGACCGACTGATTTGCGCCTGTAAGTGGGTCTGGGAGAAGGACGATGGAAAAGATTTTACTCGCCATCTTTAGTGCCCACGAATATGTATACACCCGTCCAGGCAGTACCCAAAGAGATTGGTTCTCAAGACCAACTGTAAACCGAATCGAGGGTATTAGGAATTCTTGGCTCCGAGATGTAACTTGCGACTATCGAATATTTAAAGGATTTGGTCAAGACCGAACGCCCCTGCCAGATGAAATATGGCTCCCGTGTTTGGATGATTATTTTCATTCGTGTGACAAGTTAAAAGGTGTCATCAAATATGCCCTTGACAACTCTTACGATAGAATTTTTAAAATTGATGATGACTGTTTCCTGTGGTATGACCGACTTATGGCGAACATACCTACAGCGGACTATGTAGGCAGTGGCCGAGGGTGGGATATAGAGAGTAGCAAAAGATTCCCGACTATCTTCGCTCCGGGTTTTTCGTATTGGCTCAGTAAGAAGGCCATGGAGACTTTTTTGAGAGCCCCTGTGGGTTGCTGGGCGGAAGATAGGGCTTTGGGAGAATCTTTGCATCGTGCAGGAATTCACTTAACCCCTGATTACAGGTTTCACTTGTGCAAACCGACGAAGACGAATCAGTACATAAGTGATGCGGAACTGTATAAACCGAATGATTGGCTTAGTGTGCATTCGCTTAGCCCAGATCAGATGCGCCAGTATCACAAAAGTTTGAGTACCGTTATTACGCAACAAGTTTAGCGGTTCTTATCCATCAGCCTTATAACCTGATGGCGGGCGTGCTAGTAACACGCCCAATTCTTTTACTAGGAGAATTCATGTTCTATACGTATTTGTGGTTGAGAGAAGATGGGACGCCTTACTATGTTGGTAAGGGTAAAGGCAACAGAGGCAGCAGAAAGATTAGTGAATCCCTTAAAAAGAGGTGGCTTGATTTACATGGGACCGAGGAGAGGGTGTCTTGTCTACAATCATAATTCCAAGCAAATATGCGGACATATTTGAACCTTGTCGTGAGAGCCTTGATAAGTTTGCTCCTTCTCATTCAAAAATATTGGTTAGAGATGGTAATGACATCCCAGAACCAACTGGACCAAATTGGAAGATGATACAGGGTTCGGCGGAAAAGTTTGTGTATGCCCGAAATGTGAATTTGGCGATAGCCGAAACGGCCGTCGGGAATATTTTTCTTTGCAATGATGATGTGCGATTCACCGATCCTAATACTATTGAGACTCTGGAAAATGTACTAACCCTATACCCAGATGTTGGAATATTGTCTCCCAAGATTATCGGCGGGGTAGGCAACTCGCTTCAATCAAACGTATCGGCCCCCATCGCATATACTGAAATGCGTCTTGCGTTTGTGTTTGTCGCCATAAGGCGGGATGTCCTCAATAAAATTGGGAATCTAGATGAGCGTTTTTGCGGCTATGGGTGGGATGATTGCGACTTCTGTCGTCGTGCAGTGACCGCTGGATGGAAGATGGCAGCGACGGCAAGCACGAGTGTAACTCACGGGGACGGCTCTCCTCAGGGATTCTCTTCATCGTTTAGACGGGCTCCTGCCATCAATTGGGATGGAAGTGTAGAAGCCTATTTAGCAAAATGGGGAGACACAAAGTATCAGGATTTTAATGCGAAAGGACAAGTCAACCAGATTCAGAGGCGTTCCGGCGGCGTGTACCGATACGAAGGGCCAAACGCTCTTAGGGTAAATTGGTGGGATAGGCACCCACGACGATAGGGGGAGTATGAAAATAGCCGTGATCACTCCATCCAAGCCTGATCGAGCGGGGATGCTTGCTGAGTGTGTAGCCTCGGTAAAAGCACAGACCAGACCCGCTGATGGACATTTTATAGAAGTAGATGTAAAAGCAGTCGGTCCCTCAATCATTCGTAATCGGTTAGTCAAGAATCTTGATCCATCTTTCGATTGGATCGCTTGGTTGGACGACGATGACTTGTTCCTTCCAAAGCATTTAGAAAAACTCAGTGCCGTCGCAGAGAATGCGGACGTGGTTTATAGTCCCAGTCAACACACAGGTTTGAATTGTCGTGCGTACAATTACGTAGAACTCAAGCGAGCGAATTACGTTTCAGTAACATGCCTCGTGAGACGGTCTATGTTTGAACTCGTCGGCGGATTCGATGATAAGTTTTTGGAAGACTGGGAACTCTGGAAAAAGATTGCGGGCGCAGTAGGCCGGTTTGAGTTCGTCCCCGAACAGACTTGGATATACCGGATTCATGGTGGGCACCAGTTTAGAGATATGAAGTTGGGGAGGCGCACTCGATGAGCTATCCAATATACATCAACAATCGTGATCGAGTGACGACGACGAAAGCGATGGTAGATTGGTTGATCTCTGCGGGCGAAACAAGAATCACCATACTCGACAACGATTCTACATATCCCCCACTTTTGGAATGGTACAAGCAGCTTCCGGCGAGTGTACGGATAGATTATCTGGGAGATAACCTTGGACCACATGCCCTTTGGCTCCGTGGATATCATTTAGCGCAGGACACTCCGTTCATTTATACGGATTCGGATTTGATCCCGGACGAAAACTGCCCAAAAGATTTGATAAAGAAATTGTATGACCTATTGACCGCCCGTCCGGGTACTCGAAAGGTCGGCCCTGGACTTCTCGGGCCGAGACCTGATTGGGAACACGAATGCGGATTTTGGTCAAGGCGATATAATCAGGAAGCGTTCATCGCACCGATTGATACGACGTTTGCTTTATACCCAGCACACGCCCCTCATGGGCTTGACGGGAACAATAACCTCCGCATGGATCGACCCTATGTGTTCAAGCATTGGCCCTCCTATCTGATTACGGGCGGCACGGGAATCTACCAAGGTTTGACAGATGAGGAGAGATATTATCGAGTACACGCTAATCGAGAATTCTCACATGCTTGGGCGGCGGGTGTAGAATGATTATTGACGCCTTCCCCCTCTTCAACGAGACTGAAATTTTAGAAATCCGGTTGAACGAGTTAGCCCCAATCGTGGACAAGTTTGTAATCGTGGAATCGTTGGAGATGCACGGTTCTCGAAATACGAAACCTGCGAACTTCGACAGGGAACGGTTCAAACAGTTTGACATTGAGTACGTCCTTCTCCCTCGATTGGAACCTGAGTATACGGATTCAGTTAGCGGGTGGAAGCGGGAAAATTACCAGCGCAATGCGTTGATGCCTGCGGTGCTTGAGATAGCCTCTCCGAACGACATTGTAATCGTTTCGGACTGTGATGAAATCCCTCGCATGACTGCGATTCGAGACAATCTTGACAAACTACAGATAGGCATTCACCAATTGAGCCTTGACATGTACTTTTACAATGTCAATAACTTCAACGGAAAGTGGGCTCGGTCTTCAGCGGGCACGCTAAAGGATTTTCAGAGAGCGGGCGGGTTTCAAGTTCTGAGGGATAAACCCTCGGCCCAGACGATTCCTGACGCTGGTTGGCATTTTAGCTACTTCGGTAGCCCTGAGCGTATTCGAATGAAGGTCGCTAATTTCGCACATTCGTCTGACAGCATCTGTACGAAGTTACTTAATCAGGATGACATCTCCAATAGAGTTGCGACAGGAAAAGATTTGTATCAGGACAGGATGTTGGAGAGACGAAGTACCGACGATTCCCGACTGCCCGAGTATTTCAGGAACAATCTAACAAGATTCCCGGAGTTCTGGTCATGAAATTCTCAGTAATCGTGGCGGTCAACAACGACCGCCAGTATGAAGACAACATACTCGACTCTCCCGGTTTGAGAGAAGTAAGCGCCCCAATAGTTGTTGTGCGGGAAGCGACTTCAGCCGCCGATGCTTTTTACAAAGGGTTGCCTCGAACGGTTTCTCCGTGGTTGCTGTTTTGTCATCAGGATGTATTCTTCCCAGCAAGGACAGGTTTTGAGATTGAGAAAAAGTTAGATAGTTTTTCTCAATCGGATATCATAGGTTTTGCGGGGATGAGTGGGGAACTAAACGGACCTGCTTCAAATGCGGGACTCGTGTTAGACCGAGGAGCTCTCCGAGATTGGCCTTCTACAGACACGGCTATATCAATCGATGAACTTGCAATTTTAATACACAGAGATTCCGTGTGTAGGATTGACCCGAATCTAAAATGGGATTTGTGGGCCACAGATTTATGCCTACAGGCCCGATTGGGGGGTTCATGCGCCCGTATCATTCGGGTGCTCCTGCACCACAATTCGAGAAATCAGTACGTGTTACCTGAGGCTTGGTTTACTAGCCGTAAAGTACTCGCTGCGAAGTACCCCCAGTTGAAAAGCATTCATACCCTTTGTGGAGACGCTAAATGACCATCAATGAGGCGTACCAAGCGGGAAGCCTAGATATCGGCCACTTTATTCCGTATCTTCGGGAGCATGCGAAGGGAACGATTTTAGAGATCGGCGTTCGCAACGGTATTAGTACTGCTGCCTTTTTGCTCGGCCTTGAAGAACGAGGCGGGCATTTGTACTCCGTCGATGTAAATCCGGATTGCGTCAATCGATATACTCATCCGCAGTGGACGTTTGTTCACGCAGATAGTAAACAGTTCGATGTTGTGATGGGCGTGACTCCTAAGGTGTTAGATGTATTATTCATTGACGGTGATCATACCCGAGAGGGATATCGATTTGATTTACGAACGTATTCCCAGTTTGTGCGCCCCGGCGGGTTAATCATCAGCCACGACATTGACCCAGAGCCGAACAAGAACTACGAAGACCTTGGTCCAGTTGCGGGAGTCGGTTGGCCGTCTAAGGCGATCCGAGAAGAGTATTTTGCGTTTGCTTCGGAGAACGGTTTGAAACACGTCGAACTTCCCGGCATGTATGGGATGGGAGTAATAACGAAGTGAATCTCGCTAAGGCGCTAACGATACAGGGATGGATGACCGAAGTCGAGTTGGCGTGGTTGGCGACACAGGCAGGAACTCGAAAACGCATTGTTGAGATCGGCTCTTGGAAGGGCCGTAGCACTCGTGCTCTGGCCGACAATTTAATTTCAGATGGTATGATAGTAGCCGTGGATACGTGGGAAGGGTCTGACGAAGACGGGCACCGCAATGAGTTGGGGACTCACTCAAAAGGCTGGTTATTCGAAGAATTCAAACGCAATATGAGTGGGATACGCTCACTTAGTCTTCAACCGCTCCAGATGAGTTCTCTGGAAGCGGCGAAAGTTTTACACGGCGCTTTGTTTGACATGATCTTTATAGATGCGTCTCATGATTATGAGAATGTCAAAGCCGACATTCTGGCGTGGAAGCCCCTGTTAGCTGATGGCGGAATCCTATGTGGTCATGATTATCAGCATCAACCTGTAGTAGACGCCGTTACTGAATGTTTACCCGATCACAAAATCGGCGCAGAGACTATTTGGTGCTGGGAGAAGGCATGAGAAACGGGCTTGTTGTAGATTGGTCCGGGGCCAGATGGATGCCCGGATACCCGAGAGGGTTTCATCGGGTTTCGTACCCGGAGATGTAAAGGAGAATTATGGCACTAGATGGAGCAGTTCTTTATGCACGTGGCAGCGCACAGGCGGGCGAGCAGCCTAACCCGGTAGTTGCCCAGTATCAGAAAACGGCGGTTGACGGGGCTGCATCGACAGCGATTACACCCCTATCTACTGACGGCAAGCAGATGGTGCTTGGTGGTCCTGTTGTACACATCACAGGACATGTACAGCCAGGTGGCGCAGGGACGACGCTTATCGACGGAACGATTCAGAATGCAACGGACACCGTATCGAATACAGGCCCTCTAGGAGATACTCTGACGAGTTCTAATCGTCCGACGACTTTAGGTGATCCGATTGTCAATCCGGCACAGGTCGAGACGGCTGGATTGTCTCTGGCAGCTCCTCAGACTGAGTAAGTGTGTTTCAAACAGGGGAATTTGAATTTCATTAGGACAACCGTTCAAATTCCCAATTTCTTGGGAGGCGATATGCAATCCGACCGACATCTCCTGAGGCTATATAACCAATACAACAATAAGTACTTCAACGGGGAGTTGAGTGAGAAGATAGAAATTATCTGGGAACCTGTTCCGCAATGTGATGGTATCACATGTCCCGTGTTTGAAATCTCTGATGGTATATTTTCTATAAAAATTGATCCTGCATTAAAGGGTGAACCTTGTTACGAAAGGATTGTACTTTTACATGAGATGTGCCACGTTTCAATTTGGCGTCAACACCCAAAACACTCTCATGGAAAAGTTTTCAAGGATGAGAGTGCGTCGGCTATCTTCGCATTAGGCGCATACGACAAACTGCTGTAAGTACAATCGGAGGGGATGTATGGCGAAACGTCATAAAGACCAATGTCTAAACCATCTTGTTGGGGCGCTCAAAAAGATTATGACGTGCGGCGGTGCAAAAGGTCCATTCAACTCTATGCAGTTGACTGTGATGCTAAAGGCTGCAATCCTTCTTGGCATGATCGACAAGATATTTTCTGCCGAACAAATCGCAGCGGTCGATGCGGGCAATTTGCCAACGGCTACTTCGGATGATGCTGTACTCGCAGAGCTACGAAAAAACTTTCAGGGAGGGGTGAATGCAAATACCCAGAGTAGCTAAGAATGACGTGTTGGGCTTCGCTCGAAAATGGACATATAACGGCGTGGCGTTGTTGCTCAATGACGCTCATATCAAGTTTGCGGAAGACTTCGCTAATCAAACCTTGATGTGTTTCGTGCAGATGGTCGCCCAGCAACAGATGGCAGCGGCTCAAGCGGCGGCAAAGAAGATAGTATCGACGGAGGATGTATGACATTAGATGGAGTGCTTGCGGCAATCGCTGAGGAACGTAAAACTACGGAGATCGCCAGAGAAGCATGTAAGCAACACCCAGAGTTTGGTAAAGATGGACTCGCAGAATGGATGGAGGGTCGTCGGGCGGCTTGCATAAATATACTATCTCGTGCGGAGACCCTATCATGAACGGGTGTCAATTCCAATCCCCAAGATTCTCAGCACCCGCAGGACCGGGGAATTTAACCGATATCGAGTGGGACATAGCAACATTGACCAAGAAAGAGTTCATCGCTAAGTACGGGAGGAATCGGTATGACGCCATCCACGCTTCGTGGAAGTCTGAGAGCGATTGAAAAGATGTTGAGTGGTCAACCGTATTCTGCGGACTTGTGGGATATTTTGGTGGGTCTTTAGGGGGCCGGATTCTAGAAACAAGCGCCTCAAGCATGCCACTACGACCATTATTCGTAGTTGCGCCTTCCCATCACGGCCCTGCGAAGAACGTAGTTTTTATGGTGAAGATTCCGCAAAGAGAGCGGAGATTCGGATACGACTCTTCAAGAACAAAGAAGACTTCAATCACTTTCGGCAGCATTGTGAAGCCGCATTTGACGCCCTTGATCTCAAACTGTATGAGGAGAACAAATGCTCGACGAAATTATCCCGAGGCTCTGGGAAGGTAACGACGACGCATACGAAAAGACAAAGAATAGAACCGGGTGGTCGTGGTTGCGGGCTGCGAAGTACGGTCCTGGTGGGCACAAGGAAATTTTAGGATATACGACGCCTGGAGCGCCTCCAGGTCCTAACTACTTATGGATACGCAAGGGGAATCTTCTCGCTCTAAATATTTTGGACTTAGACGACCCTGAGATGATCCCAGAAGAATTGATCTGGAAGGGTCTTGACTTCATTCACGAGAGATTAGAGGCGGGTGATAAGGTTCTGGTAGCATGCAACTCTGGACACAGTCGTAGTGCATCTTTGATTCTTATGTATTTGAGAGCAATCGGAGAGATGCCATATCCTGTTCATAAAGCGATGAATTTATTTCGTAAATTCTACCCGCCATATAGTCCGGCGTCTGGAATGAAATTTTGGACGATGAAACTTTGGAATCAATTGGAGAATAAGTATGCCAACACAAGCAGAGAAATTGCTGAAAATGGGGGCGGGAAGTCGTGAGGAATCCGGGTTAGGCAACCGAAAGCAGAACGAAGACGAGTACATGAAAGCGGTTGGCGGGCCTGAGGAACTTCCTAAGGCAAATCCTCCGCAACAAGTAGACAAGATTCATCCTGGTGCCAAGTATGGCGATAAGCCGCCCGAGAAGAGAATCAACGTTGACCAATACATCAAGCCGCTGGGAAGTTTCAAGGACGGTACAGATTACGTCCCTAAGACGGGACCGTATCAGTTACACGAGGGCGAAAAAGTTACATCAGCAAAGGACAATATGGCGGATATCATGGATATGGTTCCGGGCAGGAAAGCTAAGACGCCCAAAAAGGAACACGTTGCAACTCACATCACGCATCACAAGGATGGGAGTCACACAGCAGTTCACAAGCACTCTCATCCAGAGCATCACCCAGATGAGACGCATGCCTTGAGCAATATGGACGCATTGCACGATCATTTGGAGCAGCATGTCGGCCAGCCGAACTCTGGTGAAGCTGAAGCGGAAGCTGGCAATCCAGAGGCGTATACAGGACCGTCCGCAGGAGCACCCGCCCCAGCCGCAGGCGCAGCACCAGCAGCCGCAGGCGCAGCACCAGCAGCCGCAGGAGCACCGCCCGCAGTACCGGCGGCATAGGAGAATTATGGCAGAAGCAAAGAAACACAACGTGTCCCTTTATAGGGCACTTCATCATTTGAGGGCCGGGGGACTTCATAGGGCGTTGCATGTCCCGGAAAATGAAAAAATTCCGGCAGATAAACTTGCAAAAGCTCGGGCATCAAGTAATACCCACCTATCCCACATGGCAAATTTCGCACATACTATGTCAGGGTTTAAGCACTAAATTCGTTCATACCAACAGCCTAATTAACTGTTGGCGGGGAGTGCCGATAACACTCCCCAAGTTCTTTATCGGAGAAAATATGTTTTAGCGATTGTAAGTAATTGTAACGAAACCCCCTTTTTCGAGGGGTTTTGCGCAGTAGAATAGCAGGGGGAGCAGCGTGAAAGTAGATAAGCTAGCGATATGGTTCAAACATCATTGTCACGATGTAAACTATCAACATCGTGGTATGCCGATTGAAATAATGGCCGCTTACGCCCAAGCCAGTTTTTTTCGAATGACCCAGGCGAACCAGAACAAAGTCCTCGCAGTGTGCAGAGCGTATGGGGTCGTCACGGACGATCCGTTGACCATGCAGAGGATGTTCCTGTATCGGTACATGGCGCAAACGAATTTGTTTGCCCTATGTCACCTGTTGGAGAAATACAAGGATACAACTGACAAGACTTACGTCTGGACTGATGGGGTTACTCACAATACCCACGAAGAAATTTGCAATGATTTCTTCGTCTGCAAAAACCCACTCGTCCTGACCTTCAAGGATTTTGCAACTAACTATGTCGATCAGAAAGAGCGGCTGTTGCTCGTCCCTCGTGGTGGCTTCAAATCCTCAATAGACATGGCGGATTGCATCCAGTGGATCATCAACTGGCCCGAAGTCACGATCATGATTTTGACGGGCGTCCTCGACCTCGCAGTCGATTTCGTCAAGGAAATCAAAAGCCACTTTACGCTCGACGATGGCGCTTGTGAAGGCCAGAATCTGTACGAAACGAAGAAAGCGATTAAGCCGAGAACAATGGCTGATGGTTCTCCGTTCATGTTTCAGGTGTTATTCGCAGAACATTGTATAGCCAAGGATGATGGAACTCAACAGGAGTTTCAGACCCCGGCGGCATCCCTTATCGATAAAGAGAGCACTCTGTTCGCAGCGTCCATTGATCAGAACTTATCCGGTTGGCACGTTGGAGTGATGAAACTTGATGATGTGGTCACCAACGAGAATAGCCGGACTGTCGAGCGCATCAAGAATATCAACAAACAGGTTAGCATCAATAAGGCGATGCGTGTGCCCTATGGTTTTTATGATGTAATTGGCACTTGGTATGACTCAGACGATGTTTACGGTCAGATCATGAAGCACGTTGAAAAGTGCATCAAGAATGGTGATCCTGTCCAAACGAAAGTGTATCTTCGCCCGGCATGGTGGCCGAATCTCGCCGCTGTCAAAGCGGGCAAGGTCGAATCTGAAATGATAGAGTCTGACTGGGAATTGTGGTTCAACGTTCCGGGACAGTTGACCTACGCATTTCTAAAAGCCGAGAGATATTCAGTTTGGTGGACTCGTTGTGACTGTGGAAAAGAAAAAGAAGCCTCAACAGGTACGTTACGTGCTGGAAAAAGTTGTGGATGCCTAAGTCGAGAAATAAGCGGGGAATCTCGTCGATTACCTTTTGGAATAGCTGCCAGAAACGCCTGTCTAGGCGGATATAAGGCAGGTGCATACAAGAGAGAGATTACGTGGAATCTTTCAGACCGACGGTTTGACGAATTGACTTCCTCTGACTGTCATTACTGCGGGATACCGCCGAATCAAAAGAGTTATTCTTCTCGCAGGGAGAGTGGGGTTTACGTCTACAACGGAATCGACCGTGTAGACAATTCCCGAGGGTATGAACCTGACAACGTGGTTTCATGCTGCAAAGTCTGTAATCGTGCTAAGGACACGATGACCGTTGAAGAATTTTTGAGTTGGATAGAAAGGATACATAACGTGAAATCTAAGACAGCAGAATCACACGAATTGACTTTGAATCAAAAGCAGAAGCCGCAGACGGTAGGCGTGTCCGGTCCTGGCCCCTTCAAGGGAACGAGAGCAGGCGAGAAGCGTGCAGGTAGTACGAAGTATCAGGATTACCCAGGCGAACTGGGATCAAATCCTGCCTACAAAGGTGGAGTCGGCGACTGTAAATAAAAGTTTCAGGCAGCGTCCATTAGGCTAATTACCTAATGGTAGGGAGTGCCGATAACACTCCCGATTTCTTTATCGGAGAAAATATGTTTTTAGCGAGGAGATTGCGCCGTGAAAGTCGATCAGTTATCTGTTTGGTTCAATCGGCATAAGAATGACACGAACTATGAGCATCGTGAGATGCCGCTCGAAGTCATGGCCCACAACGCCTCAGTAAGTTTCTTTCGGATGACACAAGCGAATCAGAACAAAGTTCTTGCGGTATGTCGTGCGTATGGGGTCGTCACGGATGACCCTTTGACCCTACAACGTATGTTCTTGTATCGGTACATGGCCCAGACGAACCTATTCTCACTGTGCCATTTATTGGAAAAGTACTGCGATACGACCGATAAGACTTATATCTGGACCGACGGGACTACGCACAATACTCACGAAGAGATTTGCGAATTTTTCGTTCACAAGAATCCCCTGATTCCTACTTTCAAAGAATTTGCAACCCAATATGTCGATCAGAAGGAACGGTTACTTCTCGTCCCTCGTGGCGGATTCAAAAGTTCGATTGACATGGCGGACTGCATACAATGGATTTTGAATTGGCCGGAAGTTACAATTATGATTTTGACGGGCGTCCTCGACCTCGCAGTCGATTTCGTCAAGGAAATCAAGAGTCATTTTACTCTCGATGATGGCGGCGAAGAAGGCCAGAATCTTTACTCGACAAAGAAGCCAATCAAGCCCCGTACAGTACTCGACGGCTCTCCGTTCATGTTTCAGGTGTTATTCGCAGAACACTGCATCCCTAAGGACGACGGCCCGCAGCAGGAGTTTCAAACCCCCGCTACTACGTTTGTCGATAAAGAATGCACGGTGTTTGCCGCATCTATTGACCAGAACTTATCAGGATGGCACGTCGGCGTCATGAAACTGGATGACGTTGTCACGAACGAGAACAGTAGGACAGTAGACCGTATCAAAGCTGTCAATCGACAAGTCAGTATCCATAAGGCAATGAAGATTCCCTCGGGATTCTATGATAAAATAGGAACCTGGTACGACACTGATGATACGTACGGTCAGGATATGAAGCACATCGCCAAGTGCATCAAGAATGGTGATCCTGTCCAAACGAAAGTGTATCTTCGCCCTGCATGGTGGCCGAATCTCGCCGCTGTCAAAGCGGGCAAGGTCGAATCTGAGATGATAGAGTCTGACTGGGAATTGTGGTTCAACGTTCCTGGCCAATTGACTTACGCATTTCTCAAGGCTGAGAGTCATGACGTAGAGGGCTTTGCCATAAAGTACCTCAACGATCCGACGAAGGCTCACGTCGTCAAATTTCCGTTGGAGTTGTTGCATCGTAAAACGATCCATTCCAACATGCTACCGCAGACGGGATTGGTTGTGACCTGTGTGGACACTGCCTATTCGACAAAGAATTGGGCTGATTATACAGTGATCCTGACCGCTCTAATATATGGCGGGCGGTTCTACGTCATCGATTGCCAACGTGGTCGATGGAACGAGTATGAGTTGCCATGTAAGATCGCCGCTGTCGCAAACCAGTGGCGTCCGGCCAGAATGTGTATCGAAGATTCGGTCGGCGTCAAATGGCTGGGCAAAGAGATTTACAGAGAGATGGACAAACTTCGTGTACGAGTACCAGTCGAATTTGTCCCACTCGGGCAAGGAAACAAGAAGAACGCAAAGGATATGAAAGCGAAGCCCGTGCTCAGGTATTTGGGGGATGACAGGCTTTACTTCGCCAACCAATGCGTAGGCTTAGAAGAACTTTATACCGAGTTGTCAAACTTTGGAACTGCCGCAGGTACGCACGATGATATCGTGAGCGCACTGAGTATTTTGGTCGATCAGTTCTGTGGATATGCGGACATGGAAGGTAGAAAGCAAGCGGCGTCACCTGACTTTGTCCTGTCGAGCCAAGCACAGCAGCAATATGATCATCTATACGGCAAGGGCTCATACGCCAAAGTGTTTAAGCAGCGGTCATTGAACGCCTCACTCGATCATCCTGACATGTCCGTGCAGGAAGCAGTACAAGCGGAACAGTCGGCGTCGGGAACCTATTGTGATCCGTTCGAGGATGCTGGGATTTACTAGTTGACAAGATTCCAAGATTCTGGTAGTATAAATCAGGAGGGAATATGGGACATTGGAATCATAGAGTAGTACGCCGGGTATATAAAGACGTTGCACATGGTGAAGAGATTGGCTATTGCGTTCATGAAGCCTTTTATGGTCTTGATGGAGATGGGGATAAACCCTCAATTACCGTAGAACCTGATTATCCTTGGGGTGAAACCGTGGAAGCTTTTGCTGCTGAGAAATTTTTGATTGCTTATTATGCTCGGGCGGATCTAGGCACGGGGTGTTTGAGGAATCTGACGGATGGCGGGGAAGGTATCTCTGGGCTTATTGTAACGGAAGAGAATCGTCGTAAAAAGAGCCTATCATTAAAAGGTAACACACGTTGTGTCGGTAGAATTCTTTCTGAGGATACCCGTCGTAAGATGAGAGAGTCTAGTGTAGGACGGCCCAAGTCCACAGAACATCGTAAACATCTTAGCGAATCTAGAACGGGTCAATCCGCTCCTGCGGTAATTGAGTCAAATATCCGCAGACGATCAGCGAACCCGAGTAAAGCGGCATTACGCCAGAGAGCGTATCGAGTGAGAAGGAAAGAGAAGCTATGTCAGATACAGAAACCGGCGTTGCTAATAAGATAGAATCTGATGGTAATCCACATAAGCCATTAGTTGCGGAGAATTTCAACGCTGCGGGAGATATCAAAGGTACAAAGCCAGAGATATTGTCAGCAGATTTGGCTTTGGTTGTCGGCACCGCACAAGCCGCTCGGGATTTTCTTCTTCAGAAAATGTGGACACTTTTATGGAGGGATGCCGACCTTCTATTTCAAGCACCTCGTCCTCTTACAGTTTATGATAATTCCTATGTACTCGAGCCAAACGTCCAGAGATTCACAGTCGCAAAGATTGTGAATTCCGTCGTCCCACAACTATACAAGGGTCTGTTTTACGATGACCCGCCAATGATTCTGAGACCTCGACCAGGAGAGCATCAAGACGTAGTAGACGCTAAGACTGCCTTGTATTCGTACATTCTTGACAAATCCAAGTTCAAGACCGAGACGAAATGGGGTCTTGAGACGATGGCCCATCTTGGAACGGGAATCTGGAAGTGGGGCTACGATTGGATGAAAATTGAAACGTCCAAGCGTAAGGCCGCAGTCCTAAAGGAGACAGTCGGCCCCGATGGTCAGCAACAGACTATTAGCATCCCGTTAGACCTTCCACCGGATATCACGACAACTACTAAAGTCGTTCCGATGCCCTTTTTCGAGCACCGTCCATTAGACAAAGTCCTCGTGGACCCGAAGTTAGATGTTCCCGATATCCGTGAAGCGAAACATGTCGTAGATGTTCGTTACATGGACTTCTATGAGATGAATGATCTCAAAGAGGCTCTGGAACTCGCCGCTAAGGACGACAAGTCTGTCATGGACGGATGGTCTTTCCCCGAGAAGTTGAAAGATGCTTGGATTCAGCCCCCGGCACCTGCCAGCAATTTACAGACTGAGCAGACTCTTTACATGAAGGGTGCGGTACATCACGCTCAGGATGTAAACGTCGCCAATTCAGTAGACCCGCTTCGCACGAAGTTGGAAGTGTTGGAATATGTAGATTCCAAACGAAAGATTCTCGTGTTAGACGCCAAGAAAGTCATATACACCGGAGAAAATGAGTTCAAACGAATCAATTTCCTTTCATCGAACTGGTGGAATCGACCGAAGGCTTTCTTCGGCATGGGACTAGGGTTGATCGTCGGCCAGAACCAGCGTGTCGATCAGGGAACAATTAACGCCATCCTGAAAATCCTGTCATATGGTGTCAACCCGATCTATCTAAAGCGCAGAGACGGAAACAATCTCACTCAGATGGTTAAGACCAACGTCGGAAAGATCATGACGGTCGATGGTGACGACGTAAGTAAGGCATTCAGTTTGATGGAGACGCCCAAGGTTCCGGGCGACATTTGGAATGCGCTACGAGAGTCTGAACAAGCGACAGAGTCTTCGTCCGGCGCAGACCAACAGCTCGTACAAGGAAGTTCAGCAGGCCCACGATCCAGTATGGGTCGAACCTCTGGTGGAGCAGCAATACAGGCGTCCGCTTCAGCGACTCGGCTGGATGGTCCGCTAGACAACTTCATCGAGCAAGTGTTCAAACCGTTCCTGTACATAGTAGATGAAATCGTGTTCAAGAAGATGAGTGACGCAGCAATCATCCATATTCTGGGTGAAGTGCTCGGTAAATCACTTACAAAAAGTCTTGACATGCAACAGTATTGGGATGCCCAGATTGATTTCGAAGTTCTTGCGGGCGCTTCAATGGCGGCAAAGAGGACGATGGCGCAGAGCATGGTAATGCTCACCCAGTTCCTCGACAACCCACAGTTGACCCAAGCACTGGGCGAGATGGACTTGTACATCGACTACAACGTGGTCTTCAAGATGTGGATGGAAGCCTCGGAGTGGAAGAACGGCCAGGATATTGTCAAGCCGATGCCTGCGGACAAGAAAGCCAAGAGGGATGCAAACTCTCCTGCTGCGGTTGCCCAGATGAGAATGCAATCCCAACAGCAACAGAACCAATCTAAATTCGCACAAAAACAGGAAATGGAAGATCAGCAGAGCAATAACCGTATTAAGCGTGATTTAGTTATTGCATCAGCTAAGGCTTCTGGTTTAAGCGAGTCTGTTTTGGGCGAGCCAAGTACCGGCGGTCTTCAGGGTCAATTACCAACAGTTGAATAATATCCTCGGACATCGAATCCGAGAGTAGGGAGTGGGTTGCCTATACAACCCACTCCCGTTCTTATAGGAGAACCGTGACGATTATATACAAGTACACCAACCGTGTGAATGGGAAAGTGTATGTGGGAAAAACGGATTTTAGTTTTAGGGTTCGACATAATGATCATATATGTCGGGCTCGGTTGGGTCGAAGGACGCCTTGGTATTCTGCGATACGAAAGTACGGAATCGAATCTTTTGATCATGAAATTCTTGTTGAAGTTGATTCCGAGTTTGGCAACTTGGTCGAAATGATTTTTATCGCTGGATGCAAAGCCAACGATAGGCGGTTTGGTTACAACAGTACAGATGGCGGGGAGGGTGCTTTAGGTAATAAACTCTCAGAAGAGACGATAGCGAGACTTCGTGTAATACAACAAAATCGTCCGTTTAAGAGGCTATCACCTGAACATCGTGCAAATATTGGGAAGACTTTGATTGGTAATGGTCGTGCTGCCGGTGCGGTTCGATCTCAAAAGTTTAGGGATAACCTATCTCATATCCAACAAGGTAAGAAAATGAGTGCTGAAGCTACTCTAAAGCGTCTCATATCACGATATGGTCCCGATTATAAACCGAAAGGTTATGCGGGTCGATGGGCAAGAAAGAAATTACGCCGAGAACAGAGGGCTGCTGCGGCAGGCTCGGAATATTTGGAGTCATGGAGTGATACATGAAAAAATTTTTGAAGTTCATGCGTGCGTCGTGTTTGTCCATATTAATCTTCCCGTATATAATCTTCGGTTTGGGAGTGCTGTCGAATCAAGCGGTTTTATGGGCGAATCACGACAAGTTTCCCGTCATGCTCAATGCTCGTAAGTTGGACAAGATCATGAATCAGGATGCTCTGGCGGATATAGAAGCGATCTTTGGAATCAAGCCTAAGGCACCTATCGCAAAGACGGCGGACCCTGACGGAATGATTGACGATGTTCATTGTGTCATGACTAGCAAGACACATCTCAACGCTCTCGCAGACGTGTTTGATCTCGGTTCTATTTACAGTATCGGGGATTTCACACTGTATCTAGGCGAGTGGCTGATGGGCTTTACGCCTTTCGTTTGGGGATATGCGGTTATCAAGAAATTGTACGAGTACGAACAGTAAGCATTTTCGGAGGAGACATGAACTACCTGTTGAGAGAATTCCCATTTACGTTAGGATTGATAACCGGGGTCGTGTTGTATAATTTGATTCTTTGTTTTATCAAGTAAGCATTTTCGGAGGAGACATGCTCGAAGTAAAAAATGATTTACTGAAGGGTCTGGAAGTCGAGTTAGAACTCGATAACACTGAGAAATCCGTTCTGGCTTCCTTTGTCAAACAGCACGGTTTCGATATCGTCCAGAAAATTATGGAAGATCAGGTCAGAAAATTTAACTTCAAACTGATTAACACTGACCCTGCCAATTCCGCTGAAGTTTGCGCCAATCACTATCTGGCGAAAGCTGTAGCCCAGTTTTACGTCGGCCTTATGGCACGCATCAATCAAGAGTGTGCTATTAACGCCTACAACAACCGTGATCGAAATGTCGTAGAAGATGCGATTACGACGGTAGTCGAAGAGTTCAAATAGTATCTGTGCCAGAAATCCCGGCAAACGGCATATGCTCTTTAGCTGGTCAGTAGCGGCCCCTCGCAAGTGTTGAGGAACCCGGTAGGAATCCGGCAGATATTATTCCCGTACGGTAACATTCATTTGATTTTCCCTAGGAATAAAGGTAATGTTACCGTACGGTAATGTTTTTAATACAAGGAGGAGTATATGAGTACAGAAGCATTGGTTCCTGAAATTCCGGTTGCCGAAGTTGTGGAAACCGTTGAGCTGGTTGTCGAGCCCGTGGTCGAGCCCGTGGTCGAGCCGGTAATTCCGCCTGTACCCGTACAGAAGCGGTACCGTTATCAGCCGGTCGATGAACACCAGCGGCCCCTAGGAGGGGAACAGGTAATCCTGTATAATACGCAGGACGAACTAGTCGAAAAGTTACAGGCACAAAATGTGGAGTTGATCCGCAAGCTGCGGAGCGTCTCCCGTGATAATCGTCTAGGCCGCACTCAGAAGGACGAGATCGCACCTGAGATTGAGCGGATTCAGCCGCTTGTCAATTTCGTTGAGAAGCCGCTATCCCCGGAAGATCGATTCACAATCTCTCAGCAGTTGGCCGACCCGGAGCAGTTCGAGTCCGCCAGAGACAAACTATTCGAATCCGCAATTGGCGTCAAACCAGCAGACCTTCGGGACACGCTGAATAGAACCCAGTTGCAGACAGAGCAACTAGTCGCACGACAGAATTGCCAGGAGTGGATGTATGAGCACCCTGAAGTCTATCAGTGCCAAGAGAACGTTAACACAGTCGTAGACTATATGGTTAAAAACGGGCTAAAACCTACAGTCAAGAATTTTGAATTCGCCCAATTACAGATGCAAGAAGCCGGATTGCTTCTTTCGTCACCTATCGTGCGTGAGGCACCCGTGCCAGAGCCGGTCACTCCGACTCCTGTGGCATTAGTGGTTGAGGCTCCGAAATTGCAGGAGCCCGTACAGGAACCCATTCGGATTAGTGAGCCTCCTGTATCGCAAGCGGAACCGTCCGCAACCGTCATTCCGACGGTGGAAAAGCGTCAGAGTCAAATTCCGTCAGGCTTGAATAATCGCATCTCGTCCAGTATGGGCAACGATGCGACTCCGAGCGTGATTGAGAAATTGACTTATGCAGATATCGAAAGGATGCCTTCTGATGTATACAAGAAGAACTTGATGAACCCAGCGTTCGCCAAGCACGTAAACGAGTTGGAAGCTAAGCGACCAACCCGCCCGCATCCTCAACGATAATAGAGGAATGACAAAATGTCGTTCTCGCCCGCAGGCAACCAGCAAGCTAACCTCCCGCAATCGACTGTCAAGTTTTATGACAAAAAGTTTCGGGAAAACCTCAAGGCTATTTAGTTTGGGCCTTGTATATTGGTTGAAAAGCAAACTCCGTTTGTGGCATGTTCGGAACGTCTCGACTTGCCAGTAAATTCGGGCAACCAATACGAGATTACATGATGGTCTCGAAACTTCACTATTTCGGTGAACACCTCTTTTAGAGACAATACCGAGGCAACCTGAGAAATCAGAGAGTCCGTAGAGACTACACGTGAAGCACTCATGCTTGAGTGATGATATAGTCCGAACTGCATGGTGACATGCAGAGAGTAACAGAAATGATTGCTCCCCGTTTTTTAACGGAGTAACAAATTTGGTTCATGTACGTTCCGCTGGCGGCTAATGTTGCCCAGACTACGGAAGGTACTGTCGGCTCCTCGTTGAGCGTCAGTGTTCTTACGACCACGGCGACTATCGGCGAGTACGCTGATTATGCCAATTTCAGTTCGCTCAGTTTGGCGACTGCCATTGACAACACGGTCGAGAACGTCGCCCGTGAAATGTCGTATCGCCTTGGCGAATCGTTGTCCGCACTTGTGCGTGCAACCGCTGACGGTGCGTCCAGCATCGACGCCAGTGTTCTGACCGAACTGGCCGCAACGAGCACTTCGAGCTTCACCGCTCTGTCGCTCTCTCAGATTCGTAACAGCGTTCAGTCGCTGGCGGGTCGCAGCGTGCGTCCGTTCGACGAAGGTTCCAAGATGTTCGCGGCGGAATTATCCATCCGTTCGCTCTAGGTGATGTCATCGCTGACAACAGCAATGATTCTCCTATCGACATCCTGAAGCACACTCCGGTGGGCCTCATGAAGATGGATAGTCTGGTTTCGGTCGATCTGACCGAGACTGTCGAGCTTCCTTCGACTGGTGTTCAGTTCTTCCAGACGAACCTCGTGACCCAGACCGCTAATTACGGCGGGATCACGGGATTGACCGCACTCCGCACCTACATCTTCGGGCGTGATGGTATCTTCTCCATCAACCTCGGAGCGAAGGGTGATGTGGGCTTCGGTGACGGCGAATGGCGTAACATTGAATGTAACATCATTCAAAACGCTGAGCCGACCGTTGCTGATCCTGAAGGCTTGATCCCTGGATATACAAAGTCTGTCCAGGCTATATCTAGTAAATCGATGGCCGCTGTTGCGGGCCGTTAAACTAGATAGTTAATCTGAAAAGTGGGACATCGTATCGGGTGCATTTCACGACCTCTTTGGGTCCTGATACCACCATCCGCATGCGACAGATTGACGCCGCCTTAATACAATGGGGCGGATTAAATTCTCTCTGATTGACTTGGACGCTGAAACGCCAACAAGGGGCAAGCGAAAGCAGCCTGAACGACTAAGCGAGAGAACGCCGAAAGGTGATGCGATAGTCTGATCTCATGGGAATAACAACCATGAGAGATGAGCAGAAATGGCTCATCCCGCCGAAAGGCGAGTAACAAATTGCTGCTATTAGCTAATCGTGGACAATACGGTTGGTTTGTGGTATAGTAATCATAGGGAGTCATGAACCTATGACGGGGCGGCACCTAGAATGCCGCCCCAACTCTTTCTAGGAGAAAATATGGGGTATGTGAATTCGCCTGAACAAATCCAGGCTCTGATTGCGAGAAACCGTTCTCGTAGAGGTAAACCGATAGTTTCAGAAAAGGCTCTTGCGGCGGTTCGTTCTGCCTGTAAGAAAATGAATGAATCTCGTCACCTTAAGGCAAAGCACATCTTGAGCAACGTTGATTCGGTTGCTCTTACTGCTGATTGTCACAAGTGTGGGCGGGTTCCAATAAAAGTTATGAAGCATCGTGCTAATGGCGATCTTCGAGATCAATATTTGTGTTGGGTCGGTACCCGATGCAGAGAAGCTGATGGTGAATCCGCCAGAGTCGCCTACCCTAATCAGGCATTAGATATGTGGGATGCCCAGCAGGGTAATTGTGCGATATGTGGAAAACCAATGATTCGAGCGGGTAATACCTCAGAGGGTGCTACCCTCGACCATTGTCACGCCACGGGAAAATTGCGTGGATATTTGCATCAAGGATGTAACAAAGGTTTAGGTCACTTTTTTGATGACCCAGTTAGACTGCGACAAGCAGCAGAATATTTAGAAACAACCCAACAGCGTAGTTGACAGGACGTATCCTAGGATACAGGATTGGGCCGCTGAGTGGAGAAATGGAACAGATGCCCGACGATTATTCCAAGAGTATCAAAAAACGATATCATGGAATGCGTTGGATATCGCAACAGGAGAAGTCTCCCTTTGGTTTCACAACCATTGAACAGGTAATCCATTACTATTTGAAGGATGGTCGTCCTCGACCTTGTGCGTACTGCGGGAGATATCCCGTTGGCGGCAAAGTCTGGGGATTAGACCGAATCGATTCTTCTATAGGACATGTTCCTGGGAATCTTGTCCCTTGCTTGCAGTTCTCACCTAGAGTCTTCACAGCTATCTTGCCAAGCCAGCAAATCAAAGTTTTCGCTGCTGTATTGGATGGAGAGTAGCATGTCTAGAGCTAATGGTGGGCCGGTTCCTTTTCGAGTAGTAGAACAGCGGTTAGAGAGAATCTATACGCTGGCGAAAGAACTGAAAGAATCAGAACTCGGTTCATTTGAACCAGAAAAGGAATAAAGTATGGCTAACCCCAATCCGCAACACAATCCTACTGATGGCAAAGGCGTTGCAGCTTACGTCCAAGTCACAGGCACCAACATCACCAACTGCGCCAGTGGCGGAACTACCGTCGCTACCGAAGCTACTCCGAATGACACTCGTGGTCTAAACGGGCAGGGCTACGGTGCAGTCGCTTCCACCAATCACCCGGTCGCACAGTACGCATTGACGCTGTCCTTGGCCAGTAAGACATATGGCGGCACAGTGTATGCGAATACTTGCCAGTTGACGACTGTCCTGAAGGATGTGACGAATACCACGTACACTCCTGTAGGCTCTCCGACGTTTACAAGAGTTACAACGATCCGCTTGCGGGCTCTCCTGCTTGGTATCGTCCCAGCAGAGGCACCGCTGGTCCTGGAGACGTATAACGACAACGTTGCGTCGGTTAGTTCGAGTGGTCTGATTACGGCTATCGCCGCTGGCAGTGCTGTGATTGAGGTCCAATTCCCATTCTGCGATTTTGTCGCCGCATCCAATGATCCTGAACCCACGCAAGCATCAGGAGACCCCGTTATGATGGTGTACTGCCAAATTTTGGTTACGGTTGTAGCATAGGAGAAATCATGGCAAATCAAGATCCAAATCCTACTACTGGGGTTGGCGTTGCTGTGGCAGTTGAGTTGACCGGCACGGGTGTTCTACCCGTGTGGCCGCTCGTTCCCGGCAAGCGTGGAATCTCACAGTATGCTGTATCCGTACCAATTGGTGGTTTCGTAGAAGTCACGGCGCTACCGATTGACGTGAACGGCACTATCGTTCCGAATACCAACATTGGTACTCCGGGCGTCCCCGCAATTCCGGGCACTCCTGCGACTCCACAAAACCCTCATCTTGGTACATCCTTGGTGAACTATGCCGTTCTCGCTTACTCTGCCGTCACTGGCTCAACAGGCGCAGGCTCCGTGGTCTCGGGCGGCAATGTCGGCCTTTATCCGACTGCTTTGACGGGTGTGACAAACTTCCCGCCATCTTCGGTCACCCCACCTAACGTCATTCTCGCAGCCGATCCTGCGTCACTACAGGCGCAGACTGATTTGACCGCAGCTATCACGTACTGGGGAACGACTTATGTCTCTCCGGGCGGATCACATGTGGTCGCCGGGGACAACCTCAGCACCAACACGAGCGGCAGCGGCACCGCAGGCGTTTATTACGCTGGCAAGTATACTGGTGGTGCGTTGGATGCTCCAACCAGTATCACGCTTGACGCCCAGGGCAACCCCCAGGCCGTCTTTGTGTTCGTCTCCAGTTCAACGACTAAGTTGGAATCGGGGGCGTCAGTCATTCTGGCGAACGGGGCTCAGGCAGGAAACGTTTATTGGGTGGTTGGTAGTTCCTTTACCTCCGTCTGGAATGGTATCCAATCGAACATGGTTGGAAACATCCTTGCCTCTAGTTCAGTTACTCTTGGCGGCGGGAATCTCAACGGCAGGGCTCTCGCTTCAACAGGTGCTGTGACTCTCGCCACAACTGAGATCATTACGTGGCCTGTATTGTCCTTGATTCCAGGTACTCCGGGTACTCCCGCTGTTCCGGGAATTCCGGCAGTCCAGCAAGTTACGAATGTCGTAATCAATGCATCCAATCCTTCGGGATCGCAATCGCCTTCATTTGCGTATGCGAGGCCCGCATGGTTCAGACCGTCGAACGCAGGTAAGTACAACAATGCGACGATGGCTCCGGTCACGGTCGATGATACTGACTCGAACCCTTGGACAGTGCGTGGAATTGCTGCTGGACAATGTGTGGTTGACTTCCAGATGCCCTTCGCATTGAATGCTGAGGGTTCATCTTTGAACGACACTCAGCAAGTCATGGATGAAACCCCAATCGACGCAATAAGAGCCGAATTGGTTGTAACGGTCACTGGCGGCAGTTCGTAAAGTTGGCGGTATCTTAGATACCGCAATTGATGAGGGCTGTATTCGTACAGCCCAAATCTTTCCTTGGAGGAGGACATGAGCAAGCAAAAGTTTTACAGTGAAGCGATTGTGCAGGCACTACAAGAGCACATTCTTACGTTGGAACAGAGTCTAAGGCTTCATCGAGTGACAATCGGAAGGCTACGCCGAATCAATGGTGAGTTGCGGCGTATCAAGAATGTTCAGATTCAGAACGACCAAGAATTTCAGAGTATGTGTTACTCCGGCTATCTTGAGGCATACCCAAATGTGGACGGGGGGCAGATGAGGAAAGCTCACCCGTTCATATTAGATTGATTCGAACGACGAAGTGTTCAAAGCATTGTGTGGAGATATCACCTAGGAGGAGTATGAGATTGAGTGTAAGCAGGCTTTATAACACTTTTGGCTTAGGAATCTATGTTGCAAAGAGCCCAAGCGCAACAGACCCTGCCGGTATTTTTCGATATATTATCGCAGGTCATTTCATCTGTTGGGGATTTTCAATAAGTATCTAGGAGTTGATTCGAACGTGAATCTTGGAATCTGGATTAGGTTTCAGGAGTCTAGCCAGACTACGGGTGTACAACCGAAGCGAGGCGTTTACAGTTACTGCGTCTGATCCACGCAGCGGACATAGATTTCGAACATACGCAAAGGCTCCCTCCGAGGTCGAGTTCGCCCTCGCCAAGTGAGCATTGATTAAGGAGGGAGTCATGAGCGTGAAGAAACCAATAGTAACACCGCAAGCAGTCCAGAAAGCCCAGGGAACTCGGCTACAAGAAAAAGCCCCGTGGGAATCTTACAATTTACAGGAAGAACTTTCCCCAGAGCTAGAAGCTGCCGTCGCCGAGTATAGCACTCACAGGCATGATGACAGCAGCAATCAGACCAAGGAATGCCTTGCTGAACAGAAGGAACTGTCTAGCGAGGTCGCCAAGGAATACCAATTCGTCGCCTCCCGATGAGTATAACAATGTAGAGGAGCGAATGGATAGGATTCTTCATTCATCGGAATTCATCAATCTTCTTCGGGAGAAGGCGAGGTTGAAATGTCTGGTACAGGGATCACCCACACGCAGACAAATTGACTCTATTAGTACAGAGAGGTTTTGGTACTCAGGAACCTGAAATTGCGTGTTGGGTCCAGCGGGGATGGATGCCCGAGTACACGGTCATGGGGTTTGACGAACACGGTGTTCCAGTCGCAGAGAAGTACAGGGGGTGGCGGACTGTGTTGCTGCAACTGATCCTCAAAGGTATTTTGACCGAGGCAAAGTAGCCCACAAAGTTTTCGGCCCTGCACTTCTACCCTGTGCGGAGCGGTACAACACTATCCTACAAAGTTATCGCAATCGGGATCAGGAATAGACATCAGGAGTAAACATCAGGAGGAGTATGAGCGCAAAGAAGAAATCTATAGGTCCAAAGACCATTCGCAAATTGTCGCCTGCGGAACGGAAGTGGCGAAAAGAACATGTCCGTTTGTTGGAGATAGAAGAGAAGCATCTTGAACTGTTAGATGAGTTGGCTCGCAAGGAACATTTAGCGGAAAAGGATGCCCAGACTATCGCCGATGCGAAGGTGAGGGGTAACTGCCTCGCACAGATGGATCGTAATCTGGTTAAGAGACAAAAGTGTTGCACCCATCGAAAAGGTGGGATCATCAATAACCTCAAGAGCCAGCAGAGTATCGGTCTGGCCCTCTACCAGGGTAATAGCAATCAGTATGCAGTCATCAAGCATCAGATGATCAATCGAGATATCTGGGTCAGGTGTCTACGCTGCGGGAAGTGGTGGAAACCACCCTGTCGGTCGGAATTCAAACTCGACAGGGATTACTGGAAGGCGATGTTTGAGTACGAATCGGCGTTAGAATTTCCAACAATGAACACCATGTCCGGAAGCGTTCAATGTAACTTTCACCAGACGTTGAAGGATGGAACTCTCGTTGATGCGAGCGAAATATATCGACAACGTATGGCGAATTTTAGATAAGGAGGAGTATGAAAGATCAAGAAAAACCAGAAGTAGACGAAACTAAGGCACCGACAAACGCTGCCGAAGAGATTGCTCAGATCGAACTAAGGATTAAGAAGGCGCAGTTGGCCGATCTTGAACTCCAATCGAGAGAGCGTGAACTGAACCTCGACGATTTACGTGTCCGCATCGGGGATCGGGAAACGAAAGCCAAACAGAAGAAGCAGGACCGTGAGCAGCAGGGTCGAACTTTCGCTCAGCAACGAGCCGCTAAAGAGGCCCAGCAGAGGGTTTGTACTCACCGCAAGGGTGGAATGATCAACCCACGGGACATGAGCGTCCTGAGTACCGGCGGAAATAGCAACCAATATGCTGTCATCAAGCACCAGATGATCAACGGTGACATGTGGGTATTATGTCTTCGGTGTGGTAAGGTCTGGGTTCCTCCTGTGAAAGATAATTTCTATTTCAAGGAAGGCCGAGCTCGAAACGTTGCTCCGAAAGACGGAAAATTCTCGCAGGAGAAGTTTGACAAAGCCTCACAGGAGTACCGTGACGCCGTGCAATTCCCTACTGGCAACAGCCCGTCAGCTTCCGTCCCGTGTAAGTTTACGAAGTGGGACGAGAAGTCTGAGCAATGGGTCGATGCCTCTCAGGAGTATCGCCAGTTTGTCAAGAATAGCGACCGATAGGAGGAGTATGAATAAAGAAGCGCATGACAAGTATCGGCTGAAACTGCCGCAAGACTGGCTGAATCAGAACGACGCAGACAACCTATCTCCCCAGAAATACTTGCCACCATGACTCGTGCGGATTTTGACGCTTTCACCGCCGACGAGTATCGTGTACAAGTACGGACGACTCCAGGGTTTACTGAACGGGATGCCGAACTTGAAAAAGATCGTCCACCCCGTCCTGGCAAGAAGTAAATCTTTAGTTGTATCCGCTGAGTGCGGGGCTATGCCCTACGGGACACTCAACCGTTGATGCTCGGGGATTGGCTCGGAATTCCGGGCAAAGCATCACCTTTTATTTTAGGAGAAGGCGCAATAGGAGAGTTATGGGAAACAGCGGTGTACGCTTACAAGACTTAATCGATGACGCCCGTGCGTTTGCAGACCTCGCACCGGCCCTTCCGACAGGTGGGTTCTCTGATGCTCCCGCTCTCTCAATCGCCAATGACACTATGCAGGCGATGCTTTGTGGGGGTCCACAGGGCCAACCGTTCAACTGGAAATGGAATCGATTATTCTCCCCTTATGCTACGGGAAACGATCCGAACTCGGGCGGCATACAAAATTTCTTCCTTAGTTCTTGGCAACAGGATTACTTCATCTCGAATCAAGTCCTTCTTGGATGGTTGGAAAGCTGCACGGCAGTGAACTATTCTTGCACGCAGTATCCGAAGCCTGTCTATCCAGTCATTGTCAAGCGTGATCTCCTGATCACCTTCAATCTGTCCAATAATAATGACGCACGTATCTGTTGGATGCAGAATGATACGATGGAATCCGGTATGTGGGGCGAATCTCAACAGATTAACCCGACGGGCAACAACAATCCTGGCCCCGGAATGTTCTATCAGAATCCGATAGGACTTACAGCAATGCAGCCGAGTGCACCGACTACGAGCATTCATGACGCATTCGGTAATCTGTGGACGGTCAACAATCTCGCCCCGCTGAATAACCCGCACCAGACGATTTATTGCGGGAATACGAATCCCTTTCTGACGAACCTTAATCCGGTCTATCCGACCGTTCAGAATCCTACCCAAGCAGCTACGCTTGTAATGGATGGCACAGTGCAGTGGGTCGCAATCAATCCCAAGGGTCAAGGATTTCGGATCAACCCGATTCCTGCTCAAACAGGTCCGTGTTGGTTGATTCAGCCCGTCGCCCAGTCAAAGGTTCCGTTCTTCACTTCGTTACAACAGACATTAGACCCCGTGCCTGACGACTTTTACAGTTTCTTCAAGCAGGGATTTTTCGCCCAATGTTATCGGCGAAACCCGGATGCAAAGGTTCGAGCAAGATTCTCAGACGAATATAAAATCTGGATTCTGGCGTTGACGAATGCCACCCGCTTTGGCCAGAACCAAGAAGACGATTGGGGCTTCGTGCCTGGGTCAAACGTCATGGACACGGGCTACAGTTACAATCCGATCTCCCCTGCCCAGCCGTACGGCCCCTGGAACTACTAAGAGGAAATTCGAATGATTAGCACTGTCACGATTCAGGATACGATGAACTGGGCCAAGAAGATGACATTCAATCGTCTCTCGGCAATAGGCAACTCTCTTGAGCCCGCTCTGACTTCCGCTCAGTTAGTTATGCAAACGATACTTTCTCCTCCGTTCGACTATTGGTGGAACTCCCAGGAAGTTTCATTTACGACGAGCCCGAATCCGGTCACGGCGGTAATCTCAGGAAACATTTCGATTACTAACGGCGTCATCACGATTCCAGCAGTAAACACTTTCGCTCTAGGCCAGTTAATCCTGATCGGCGGGTTGACGGGGGCGACCGCTTTCCTGAACGGGCAACTACTCGTGAATCTAATCGCCTCACCGACGCAGGTCACATCAGAGATCAATTACGCAAATCTAGCCCCTACTGCGGCTACAGGAACCCCTCTATTGACCGCAGGTACGACACAGGATTACACTGTATCAGTACCGAACTTCTCGCACATCGAGCACGCCTCGGTTCTAGATGTAACGAAGACTCCGAATAAGTGGATCGAATTGAAAGTCCAGAACGATTTGGCTCTCGACTCTATTCAGGCCAGACCTACCTTTGTTGGCCCGCACGCCGAGGATGGGGATGGGAATGTTTCTTTCCGAGTGATGCCAGCACCATCGGCGGCTTATCCTGTCGCCATACACGTCCAACTCGTCCCTCCCCGAGTCACCAGCATCAATCAAACATGGGCTCCGATTCCAGATTTCATGCAGTACGTATACTCGTGGGGATTTCTGGCACTTATTTGGGCATTTTCTGATGACGCCAGATTCCAAATGGCAAATCAGAAATTTACATCAGGGTTGCTATCTCGTGCAGAGGGAATAAGTGCTGAAGAACGTGACGTATGGTTGAACAACTGGAACAACTTGACAGGACGCCAGCAAATGGAGACGCAACAGGGAATTCAAGCGAGGCAAGTTTGAGGATAGGGCCACCTTTCGATGGCCCTGAGGCTCACTTCGCCGAGACGATATTGCTTGGAATCGTGGAGACTTGCTTTTTGTTCACCGTGTCCGTCGCTTTTACTTCGTAGTAGCACAACGGGTTTGCCTTGGTCACCTTGCAGTTTGTATCAATATACATCGTTGCGGTGACCGTCGCAATCTTAGAGGGCGAGGGAAGTAACGGATTTCCCCCACGCCACACAGTGTATGCATTCACGGTCACACCCTGTTGGGGAATCGGGGAATTCCATCTGAGGTTCGCAGTTGTCCCGGTGACAGTCAACCCTGTCGGTGGATTTGGAACGGGGTTCGGGCCGATAGTCGCAGTCGCCTGATTGGAATCTGCGCTTTCGCAAGTGGACCCGCTCGGACATGACAGAGTGTTGACCGCTGTCGATACGTAGTAATAGGTGACCCCGAAGGTCACGGCTGTATCCGTATACGAGCAGGTAGTCGAACTGCCGATGATGACGTACCCACTACCGCTGGTCGTAGACCGATAAAAGTTGAACGAGTTTGCGGGCGCACCCGGAGAGGTACAGGCGAGACTGACACTCGGCCCCGTAGGGCTCGATGCCGCCGACAGTCCCTTAGTCGAGATTGCGGCATGCGGCGGGTTGGTTTTCGCTGTAGTTTGGCTTAGACAAACAGATGCTAAGCAGAG